ATATCTTTGACATAACGCATCCTTAACTCATTCCCTGTGTAACTTAACAGGAGGTTTGGTAAAAAGTAACAGAGGTTTGAGAAAAAAGTAGGGCAAAATGCCCGATTTTGATGACATTAATTGTCACTTATGATTTTTTATTATAAAAAATTTTTATAGAACATAATTAATTGTCACAGAATACAAACGCAGGAAGCCCCGCAATTTATTGCTGGGGAGGAATGCGATTGATACCTCCTTCCCAATGTGATATATTTTATTTTTATTGGCTATTAAAACGCTGTTAAAAGTTTTTTAATCCTCAATATAAAGAATTTCTGTTGCTACGTCTGTAGCATTTGCTCTATGTCTGACTATTAAAGTAGAATCAAACCTAATCGGTAAAAGTGCCGGACATATAAATTTTTTCTGAACCTCATTAATAGGCCCAGATGTACCTGACGAAAATCCGTAGAGGCCCCCTATATTTCCATGTCCTAAAAGAGCATAGCCTGCTGATAATGCTCCATAAGTTGATGTTTGTAAGGTAATTCCGTCAACGATTATGACTAACTGACTGTTACGAGATGCACTACCCATATTAAACTGAGCAATACCTAAAATCCAACCAGTACTGCTTATATTTAATGCATCTACAAGAGTATCAGTCCCATCTAAAAATATTACCTTTCTTATCCCAAAAAGTTTATTTTGAAAAGATATCCCGCCATGTCCTGTGACAAAAGACTTACTAATAATATCTCCAAGTGCTACAGTCTGAGAAAGAAGACAGTTCGTATATTTCTTAATCTGAGGTATTTTTCTTATATCATCTAAGTAACCTGCCCGCGTGTTCGTCCAGATTGTGTTAGAAAGTGCAGTTGAAGAAGGTGCTCGTGAAGTTATAGTTGTATCGAGATTATCAAGTTTTGTGGCTCTTGTAGATGTGTAACTTGCTCCGTCACAAACATTACCTGTGATGTTTAATTTATCAAGATACCCTGCACGTGTGGCAGTCAATCTTGATAATAATGTCTGACAATAACTTAATATTCCTGCTAACATATCTTACCTCCTATGATTATGATATTGAAATACTCGAACTTACTAATTTACCGGCCGAGTATGTATGAGTGATTGTAATAGTCTTGCCATACACTGTCCAAGCCTCATTTGTTAAATTATCTTCTGTATATGTGAAAGAAGCTGACCCTTCAATCGTTCCGCCAAAGGTTAGTGATGTCAATTTATCGCCTGTGTAAGTATACGAGACTGTTGCATTGTGTATCGGAATTATACAAGACAATAGGAATTGGCGTCTGATATATGCAAAATTCTCTTCTATTTCAGGAAGGTCATCCTGAACCAAATTGGAAACAATTGGTATTCCTACCGTGTATTTTCCATCAGTTGCCATAATTTAGTAGCCCTCCACTCTCCACTTACAGTTACCGCCCGCAGCATTACCATTCGTATCAAACATCTTTAAATTAAAACTCGTAAGTGTGAGATTATCCGCCACCACAATTCTTGCTACGGATGTAAGTGGTGTTAAACTTATTTTTTCTATTGATAAAAATGTAATTGCAAATGTAATAGAGTATGACCCGCCAGCAGGTACAGTTACTTGTCCATAATCCTCTTTCGGGTCTGCCTGAATATTTACGTAGACAGGTTCTTTTACGATATACGTTGTATTGTCATTAGTTGAGGAAAATTCAAATTTTGCCTTAACGTATCTTGCCTGTGCTGAAAAAGCACTCAATGCATTATATTCTGTCCAGTCAACACCATTATTTGAGAGTAAAAGTTTCGGCGTAACAGAAGTCGTACCAGTACCTATCTTTGCCCAATCATAATGCAATGTCCAACGACCTGAAATTATCTGTCCAAGATCTATCTGTAATGATGTAATAGAACCTGAAGTAGGCACAGGTACAATCCACTGTGGATAAGAACTTAGTGGATAAGTTTGTGTAGCATCATTCCATGCCTTTGTAACATTAAATCTTTGAGACCATAAATAATTATTACTGGGAAACCCCCAGTCCATATCGAAGTAAACTCTTTCAACAGTTGCATTCGTAACAGAAGCACCATCTAAATCAATATCTCTGTTCTGTTGAAAACCGAAATATGGATTTAAAGTTACTTCCACATCTACATATTTAGCTGTTTCAGTATAATTCTCTACAGAATCCTTAGCCTTTATGAAATATCGCCACGTGCCAGACGGACAGTTCTTGTCCATAAAAACAAGTGCATCAATGAATGTAATGAAACCCGCCGTCTCCCACGTATCAGTCGTCTTCCCTCGCCTGATTTCATAGCCTGTGATATCAATGTCTTCTGCAGGTCTGGTATTGTTAGCCATTGCCCATTTCAGAATTACCATATCGCCTGCTTCTACTGCTGACAATGCTGCTCCTGATTTCCAGACAGGTTTTAAATATTTACCTTGCGGGACTATATTTGTTTCAACACCTATGGATTTAATATCCCAGGTTGAAAACGTTATTACTTTTATATAATATGTTTTCAGTTCTTCGACAGCCTTAACTTCAAAGGTAGTTCCTGTTGTAATACCAAGCAGGGAATAATTTTCACTACCTTTTTTAGAATATACTTCATAGTGTTTTATAAATGGCCAATCCGTAGGTGTAGTCCACGAGGCTTGGATTGTAGAAATCCAAGTGCTATCTTTAAGTTGTTCAAGTTTTTCAGAGAGACTTAATTTTTCGACATTAGGTGGGGGATCGGAAGGATGTGGTAAATTAGTGTCGGGATAGGTTGGTTCTGTAATTACTTCATCTAAAAAGAAAGCAGGGTCGTATTCAATACCTACGATACGCCAACTACCGTCAGAAAGTTGTTCGATTTCTGAAACATATAATTTTTTATTCGATAAACCAATACTATGAGTGATCTCAAACACATCCAGAGGCTGCAAGCCTTTATCATTGTAAGTCTGAAATGAAACAATTAAATCTGCAAGTCTTGAATTGATTAGAAAAGTAGCAATTCTCAGACTTTGTGAATAGGATAAACAGCCTGTCAGGTCATAAGTGCCTTCATATATTTCATGGTTATTTGTTGTTATGTTAGGGTCTTCAATGCTTTCTGAAATCTGATCCCATGTGGTAGGGTTAGTCCACATCCAGTTAACAAGATTTATGATATCAGAGGAACTAAGCGGAGCAATAGACAGGTCCCATATTTCCGACTCGGCAAATGATGCTACAACTTCTCTTTGTCTACCATATTCAATTTTGAACTTATCATTGTCTATAAGAATTGCACCAATGAAATGTCTCCTTATTGTTTCAATTACATTTTCAAGTACATCCTCTGAACCAAAATAATAGTTGAATTCAAATCGTTTTTCTTGTTGCGACGTACCGATAATTGTATCACACCAGTTTGCAGCATTAGAGACAGAATCCCAATTTATTTTTGCTGTAGAAATTCTACAGCCATAGCGTTTATTTGTAAGTATATGTGCGAGATGTAAGGCTGGATTGGTCGAATATGCAATAAATCCTGTACGGGGGTCGTAGACTTTTACTCCCCTGATTATCGCAAAGATAGTGGGCAAATCCTGTATTTGTTCTGTTTTCGTGAATCTGAAATATATATACACAGTGCCAGCAAGTCTGTCATTCCAGTTCGAATCATATTGATTTAGGCTACAGAGAGGCTGTGTCATTGTACCATAATATTTCTCATGATAAATACTTGTAGAGTAATAAGATATCTCTTTATCATTTACTAAGATTTGTTCATATGCATCAATTTCACCTTCGCAAAATATACATATTACGTGAAGAACTCCACTTATTACATTGATATAAACGTATTGACCGGGAACCTTTCTTTTGCCGAGGCATAAAGGAACCACATCGCCAGGCTTGGGAAATACTGTCTCACGTACGCTTTCTTTAGCCTTCGTTCCCGCAGTCTCCGGTTCTTTAGGTTGTGGTTTGTAATAGAATGGATTAAAAATGTTATATCTCGGACCGACGAATAAGGTAGGAACGAGCGAGATAGGAGCTGGCCTTCTTGTTCTTAATTCAAAATCTTCAGAAGGGCCTGTTATGAGAGATGATATAGGTGTAGGACGCATGGACATTATTCGCTAACCTCCTGTATAAAAAGTCCAGTTGTATATAATCTGTAAGAAAATACGTCTCTATCCATATAATCATCTTGAAAAATGCATTTCGGAAAGTATAATTTTGACCTGTAATTTGCTGTAATTACTGCCCCAACTGCCGGTGCTGAAGTAAATGTAATTCTATCTTGTCCATCTGTACCTGTGCCTGCTGAAAACGTATAATCTACGCCTTCTGTTTTTGTCACTCCATCAACTTTTATGGCTCTATCGCTTGTTTCTTTTGCTTTAAGATTAAATACAGTTTGAAAGCCGTCACCCGTGCCGATTTTGATATCAGCCCATTTTCTTAGTATTGGGTCAAAAAAAGAAAAAGCTTCCCATATGCCATAACGTGCTATAAAAAATTCATAGAGCTGTTTTTCTTCGTCTTCGGTAAGTAAATCCCATTTGAGACTAATTTGGAAAAGCGGAGTTAGTCTTTTTCGCCTTCGTTGTATAAAATCACCATCTGTGGGACCAAGTTTAAGAGTATTGTAAACGGGCGTTATAACAATATTAAAAGAAGGCGTTATGTCAGGAAAAATTGCCATCATTTAACCTCTATAATTGTGTTGCCCCAGACAAATTTTCTGCCTCTTTGAGGTATAAACCTGAATCCCCCAAACCCTGCGGTATTGCCAAGTTCTGTACACCTCTGCCATGTTTTGTTGCATGAAGTTGCTGCACCAGAATATCCACAATCTTCATCTTTAAATAACCATCCACAGTGTTTTGAAATCCTCCGTCTTGGGCATCGGGACGTCCAAGGGTTGTGAAACGGCATGGCCGTTATCGTTGCCCAGAGCTCGTCAACCCCGGACCTTCCGTCCACCTTGCCGAAGAAAACTGGCACGGCCTCTATCAGCCCGCCATCGGCATTGAACCAACCCTCATAGATAGATACTTCTTTTTCTTTTAATAAATTATTCAATACAAGGCTCGATAATGTAAGATTGACGTTGCCTATCTTGATTGTACAGCCGTCCAAGGGAGATACATCGGAACTTTTTATATTACTTATCTGTAATGGATAAGCTTGATAAGTATTGCCATCGTGTTGTATATCGATATTGCTGTCTGTAAAGCAATACGTACCGATTTTCACAAGCAAGAATGTTGTAACACTGCTTTTTTGTTTTTCTGTTAATATCTGTTCACTGTATGATTTCATCTAATTATTCCTGGTCTTTTTCTAATTTTATAAAGTGCTCTATTTGAACCCTCCTCTGCTGCTATTTCAATGAAAGGAGCTATATCGCCTGAGACATTAATGACAACCGGTGAACTGTTCAGATTTGCAATTCCTGCTGCTATAGCTGCAAGGGCTTTGTTGCCCGAAGCGGTTATTACTGCCTCGCCCTCATGTAAAACTGCGTGATAATTGCTATATGGAACATAATCGAGGCCAAATTGATGTTGAGTGTATTCAGGAGCCCCAGGAATGTTAGCAAAGATAGGACTTTTTGAAAGATTATTGAGTGAGTCCGTAGCAGCTTCGGCTGCGGCGGAAAGATTATATAATGGCGACCAATTTATCGATTGAATCTGTGTTTTTAGAATATCTACAGCATCCTGTTGTAGCCCGAGAATTATGTCAATTTTATCCCTTGCCACAGTTTCAAAGTTTGTCCAAAAATCTATAACTGCTTTATTAACCACCTCCTGATACGGCTTGATATAAATATCATAAAGTGTTTGAACCTTCGTTGCTTCGATTTCTATTCCATACTGTTTAGCTTTGCTCAGTAAATCCCACAAATCTTGTATTAATTGTGTATATTCGCCGAACTCCTCTGCTTGTAGCCCCCCAGCTAATAATTCATCGAGTCTTTGTATTGTCCTGTTCCATTGCTCGTTGAAAAATCTTGCACGTTCTTCGGGAGTCATACCCTGAAGTTCAACGTCCAATAACCATTGCTCAAAACTTGAAACAAGGGAATTGAATTGCTGTATGTAATTCAACAATACTTGCCAGGAGCTTTCCATATCTTTAAAAGCAGTAGCCATCTTGGTTGCATCCGTTTCATTTATGAATGTATTTAAAGAGGCTTTGAATTTTGCAAGAAAATAGTCCCATTGCTCAGCGGGTTTCATCAGATAAACTCTGAAATCTTCTATAATTTTTCTAATAGTGTTTTTTAGAGTCTCATAGAATTGTTTGATATAATTAAGATATTCAAATTCGGCTTGATATCTCTGTTGTATTAGACCTGTAATATTCTCTAATTGTTCTCTATATTCAACGCCTGTAAGACCTGCCAGGCCCGTAACTGCTTCCCTGATTTGTTTATCTAAATTGTCGAGAGCTTCCTGATAAATGTTAGCATATAAATTTATGTCTTCATAGATTTTGCGTACATCATATTCCGTGCCTTTTCCAAATCCTTTTATAACTGAGATAGTGTTTAAGAGACTTATTACTGTATCAGCAAGTTCTTCGCCAGATTTCTGAAATTCTTTAAAGTCGATGCCTATAACTTTGCCTATCTTATTTATCATGTCCTGAATGAATTCCATTGTTGCTTCTTGAAGTGATTCGCCTTCGTGTAAGTGCTGTGACCATTTTTCTATATTTAAGATTTTATTTATCTGCTCATCTGAAATTTCCAGTGCTTTTATCCCTTTCAGCATCGTATCGTAGATGGTTTGCATGGCCTTTGCCATTGTACCTTCTACCTCATCAGACATATCACCTGATATTCTGATAATGCCTTCTTTAATAGATGCGAAGATTTTGGGAATGTCTTCTTCATCTTCAAATAGTCCTCCTAAAATACCACCTAATATAGCTCCTCCAATCATTCCAGCAGGGCCTAACCAAGACCCAGCGGCCATTCCTGCTGCAATTGAACCACCTCCAGCAATAGCATAACCTCCTAACATCCCGCCTATGCCACCCAATGCACCACCATAACTACCATAACCACCGAACATTGAGCCAATACCATATCCCAATAATCCTGCACCTAATGTTCCCTGTGCATATGGAAACCAACCACCTTGTGCGGCGGTTGGGAATATGGCAGCACTTCCGCCCCACGCAGGTACTTGAGCACCATACATTGCAGCTTGACCAAGTAGATTTGTAATCCCGCCATAGCCCATCCCGCCATAGCCCATACCTGGTATCATCTGCCCGATTCCGCCCATTGTTTGCTGCATCATTGTTACAATCGGCACTACAACTGGCCTTGCAAGTGCCATTGTTATCATTTCTGCAAGCAGACGTGCAAACATTCCCTTGATAGTGTTGCAAAAACTTTTAAATCCATCGGCAGCCCTGCCAGAAAGTGTATCTTCAATAAAAGTCGCCATGCTATCAAGTGTACGTTTTGTTAAGCCTTCAAGATCAAAGAAAGATTTCTCAAATGCCCTGACGGCTTTCTCGGCGCCAGAGATTGAATACTCTTCTATAATTTCAGCTTTACGTTTTTCTATAAGTTCAGTAATCTCAAGTTCACGTTGTTTATATTCTTCATATGATTGTGCTGAAAGAAAATTCAGTCTCATGAGTTCTCGGCGGAATTTATCTTCTTCTCTTAGACGCTTATCGAGTTCCGTCGCCGTCTTATCTGAAAGCTTCTCCTCAAGTTCTTCCAGCGCTTCATAAACAGTAATTTGTTTATCAATATTATTTTCTATAGCTTTTTTACGATCCTCATCAAACTGAAGCCACTTTTGCTTTATTTCTTCAATGCCCTCTTCCGTAGCCTTCTCCATTGCCTCCATTGCCTCTTTTTGTTTTTGATAGGCAATTTCTTTGATGAGTAGCTTTCTAAATGCATCTTCGAGTTTTTTAACTGCATCAGGGCCCAGACTTCCAAATTCTTTTGCCCAATCTTGAGTTAGTTGTCCGAGCTCTACCAGCTTTGCCTCGATTCCCTCAAGCCCTACAAGCTCCGCTTCTCTTTTGAATTGCTGCAATAAAGAACCGTAAGTCTCCCTTAGTTTCTGTATTTTTTCATCCACCTTACCTGTTTCGTCTCCAACTTCGGCCGTTGCTTTTTTGAGTTCCTCAAAGATGCTTATCCAGCGTTTCTTTTGTTCTTCAGACCAAAGCTCTGTAGGTAGAGTAATAATAGCTTCAGGGAATTCGGGTTTTTCTGGGTACATCAATATTCCTTTTTCTACCGCGAAATCATGAATCTTCTTTAAAAAGTTATATATGTCTTGTAAATCATCCCGCATTGCTTTTATACCCGGCTCAACAAGCTCACGCAATTTTGCACGAATATCAATTATTATCCCTGGAAGTTTAGACCCCACTTCGTATATTATGGCGAATATTTCTGCGAGATCGCTCATTGCTTCCTGAAATTTAGGGTCAGAAACGGTTTCTCTCAGTTTCTTATATGCTTCTGTTTTAGCCTCAACGATTCTCAGATATGCAGGCTGAAAGGCTTTACCGAACGTGACTTTATAATCATAGATGTGTCTTTGTAAAGAACCCATTTGTTTTGCTGCGGAAAATAATGATTTTTCGTATATACCCGTATAATTCGCAGCGGCTTCCATGACAGTATTCATCCTACTCTGCATCTTTTCTGCTTCAGTCAGTTCGTTCACATTTTTACCGAGCTGTTCTGCTGTCTTTTTATATCCTGCCTCAAATGTTACATTAAGACCAATGTTTCTTAACATTTCCACCTGTGCTGATTGAATTGCATGTATAAGGCGTTCGAATGCTTCAGAACTATTTATCGAACCGACTACGGCGAGGTCTTGAGCGGCTCGGGCAAGCTTTGATGACTGTGCAAGATCCATGTTAGATGCCGCCATTCTGGTCAGTATCTGTCTGGATTCTATCGCGGCAATTCCTGTCTTGCGTAAGGTAGCTTCAAAAACCCTCATCTGCTCGGCAGTGTATCCAGCATTTTGGCCTGCCTGTTGCATTGTGATGCCCAGCATTTCATACTTTCCTGCCATGCGTGTAACATCTACAATGTGGTCTTTAACCTTCATAGCAAGGAAGCCTACACTAATAGTGCCGAGTACGGGTATTAGAGATGTGAAAGTATTTTTCAGACTGCTAAGGGAACGATTAAGTGAACTAAATGTTCCCTCAGTTTTATCTACTGCTTCGAATATTAATCTAATTTTCTCGTCTGGCATTTTTATTTATCAATTTGATACTTTGTAAATACTCCTCGTCTGTTTCAGAGGGTGACTTTTTTTCTTTTAGACCCAGAAATGCTAAGATACCTTCTCTGAAGAGAAGTTCTCTTTGTCTGTATTTGATATAAGGTTTGGCATCGTCGGGTCCGTATCCCCAGGTGATATCGTCTCTTTTTGTGATGTCTCCGTCTGCAAGGATGCAGATAAGTTCATCGAGCCAATCTGCTTCTTTTGAAGTGCTTCTACTGCTTTTATCAGTTTCTCGAAGATTGAGGCAATCTGGTTGCAGGCGAAAAAATCCTCAATCACCTTTATGCCGAGTTCAATATCTATATCAAACTCAATTTCTGATGCAAGCTCATCTATGTTTTTGTCTTTAAGTTTCGTCCCCTCTGGTGTGAGAATTATTGCAAAAAATTTCGAGAGCATACCTCCGCCGATAAGTTTATTTATTAGTTGAATAATAGTGGTTTCAGATGTTACAGTAATGCCTGACAGTTCGCTTTCAAGCTGGCGGATCTGGCCGAAGACGAGTTTTTTCTGAATGTATTTTTTACCGCCGATTTCGTATGTAAACTGCATTTAAACCTCCTTAAAAAGAATTTAAATTTCAATATTCAAGATTATGAAAATGTAAACTTCAGCTCGTCGTTGCCTGCTGCGGTCGGATGTAGAGAAAACGGGCAATTGAGAATGAGCCAGTTTTCCCTATCTCCATAGCTCGGCACATCAAGCACTGCCTTTGGTGCATCGATCACGCATTTATTTCCTGTGGCAGAGCCAATTGTAGCTGTGATTGCAGCCTGTGTCGAAGCTGACCAGTAACCCCAGAGGTCTTTTGTTGCGACTGTTACCATCTCGGGGTCAATGCTTCCTCTTGGCTCACGGTTTGTGATGAGCCACTCCTTAATCCCTGTTGCGCTGTTAGCGTCCACCCGCTTTGCTATTGCGTTACCAATATCGAAATTGAACGAGTTTATCACAGCTGCATAAGCATCGAATGCGAATGATGCAGAAAGAAACCTTGGCGGGATTGTGGTTGCAAACGTGCCAGCAGGGATTGATTGGTCTGCGGGGCCTGCGTAGATGCCCGTGAACTCCCACGTGATTTTTGTATACTCTGTAGCCACGCAGACGCCTGAAAACGTGCCTCTGGCTCCGAGTATCTTATGTAGTATATCGTGCTGATATGCATATATTGCGATTGAAGTATTACCGCTTATATTGCTGTTCGGTAAATAAATAACACTTACGCCTATGTTGATCGTCTCGGTGAAATTACAGCCCTTGAAAAGTACACCGATCTCAGGTGGTACATCCACTGCGCCTCCTTTGCCCTTAATCTCTGTTGTAAATCGCACTCGTACCGCCTCGCCAATATTCACAGGAGCAATCTTACCCATAAAACCAGGATATGCCCCGCGTTCCAGTCGCCTACCGACCGCTGAAACCTCAACGCCCTCTGCAAGTATTGCGTTTGCCGCAGGCGTAGGCGTGGGATCTGTGCCGTAGGTTGCCTCGACTTTTGCTAAAATTAATGTTCTATCTCTCTGCATCTTTTACCTCCTTTTTATTCTGGATTTCTGCCTTCGTAGGAATGACAGAATCATTTATTGGCTGAAGATATTCTTTAAGACGATTTGCGATATCATCAGGTAGATCGATTTCTTCGCCGGGCGTATACAGTTTGCCCTTATGATTGATATTTGTACCGTGTAAAACTTTGTATTTTGCCATGTTGCCCTCCTTTTTATTAATTCTCCTTTTGTCATTCCGAGGCGAAGCCGAGGAATCTTTTTAAGATTTCTCCCTCCGGTCGAAATGACATCTTTATTCACTCACCACCGGCAGATACTGCCGGGTTTGAAATTGTAATGTATATATAATTACGCCATCTGCATAATCGGTTATTTCACGCGCTGTACAGGTAAAAGGCTCGATATCACTTATGCCGAGCGTTTTCTTATTGATTGCATCCCTGATTGCATCTAAAAGTGCATACGTATCTTTTGCAGCTTCTTTTTCTGATTTCAGATTTTTATTTGAAACCTGCACCTCGTACGTGAGCGTAAAGACTGGTCTCGGCTTCGTGCCTGTATCTTCGTCTTTTGCGAAATATACAAATGCAGACGGATAGTTTAATGAGACAGGAATTGCCCTTCTTCCGAGACTGTCAACTATCCTGAAGAGTCCGAGAGATTCAATCGTCTCAATAAGCTTATCTTCTATTTCCGAGATGTTCATTTCTTCATTTCACCGCCAGGTCAAGCCAATCCTCAAATTTCTGTCCATTTGAGGTAGCTGTTTTTATTTTTATGTAATAAAATTTTCCTTCATCTCCATTGAGTAATTTATATTTACATTTCGTCTGATATGGGCTAACATCTGATAACATTGTGCTTGATTTATCTGTATTTGTGATTTTTTCATAAATCTTTATATCGCATGATGATATTGTTTCATTGCTGCCGAGCCAGCCTGAGAAATCGTGATAACGAAAAAATTCTTCATAAACTGTTTTTGTAATTGTCTCTGCATAAAGTGAAGAGCATGTAAGACTGAGATTCTGAAACGAGTTCAGAATGACAGATAAAAACAATATTAATAGGGGTTTTTTCATTTGGGCTTGCCTTTCACTGTAGAATCAAAGCTTCTCTGTTTCACTGTAGAATCAAAGCTTCTCTGTTTCACTGTAGAGCCGCGTAGTATTTCGATTATTTTTGTAATAATCGCAAGATCGCTCAGTGTTATCTGGTCAGTCGCAATCAGGATTTTCGATATTAATACTGATTCCATAACCGATATCGTATCTGTAATAATTCTGATCTTATCAGTAAGCACTGTATCTGAAAGACCTATCGAATCCAAAATTTCTTTAATTATTTGTGCGGTTTCGATTATCACAATGTCGGAAAGACTAATAGAATCAAGGATTGCCAAAGCTCTATCTCTTTTCACTTCATCCATCGCATTAATTGCATCAAGGATTGTAAAAATTTTATCTCTCAAAATGCTGTCTGTAAGAGAAATTGAGTCAAGTATTTCGAGTGCCTGATCTCTGTATACGGCATCGGTTAACCCAATTGTTTCAAGTATCTGCAGCGTTTTATTTATGAGCATTACATCTGCAAGCGAAATCGTATCTTCTATAATATTGAGTTTATCAAGTATAACTGAATCAGAAAGGTTGATAGAGTCTTCTATTAGAGTTAATTTCTGATAGAGTTGAATCAAGTCCGATAGACTGATAGAATCGATGATATTGAGTGTTTTGTCTGTCAGAATGCTGTCTGATAATGTTGTTGTATCTGCTATTTGTAGGGTCTTGTCTCTTAGGATTACGTCCTCAAGGCTTATCGTTTCTATTACCTGCGGGCTCCAATCTCTCAGAGAAATATCAGATGCACTTATACTGTCTGTGATATAAAGCGTTTTGCATATTAAAATTGAATCCGTAAGCCCTATCGAATCTAAAACTTCTTTTATAATCTGTATATATTCATCTGCACCAATATCCCATGTCCCTTCACCTGGTCTTGTCTCGCCATCTATATCAGTTGTGAAGGCGAGATTAGCATCACCTGAAAGGTCTGCGCCATAGTTTCTCGCCCCAGCATCATTTGAAGCAAGGTGAAAATCTTTGTTAGCTGCATCAACAAAAGTAACAGTTACACCATTACGTGGATTAGAGCCTGGTGCATCTGTCTGGGTAGGACCTGAGAGGTTATTTGTAGATGCAGCGTCAAAAGTGCCGGAATAATTATCAGTGTTATTATAGGAAATATTGTTTTTGCTAATAGCTGTTCCGAGCTCGCGTTGAATCCCTAAGTAATTATTATATACTGTATTATTATACACATAAGCTGTATGGTCAGCTTCACTTATGCTGATTCCTCTCCCAGTACTGCCAAGAACGTTGTAAATAATATTGTTCCAGATGTATGCTTTACTCCCTGCATTACCAAGAGAAAAAACATATATCCCATAATGAGAATAAGTAGAGTCTGTTAAACCTTGTATAATAAGATTCTCCACATACATTTCATTTACAGCACCACCGGAATATAAAATAATGCCAGAGCTACCATGATTTGCTAGTGATGTCATTTTAAGTTGTAGTCCATCAATCCTGACGTGTGGATCTTGCACCCTAATCTGTGTGCCATTGGTGATTAATTTATATTTTGTATCATCCCATTTCCCATTATGACGTGCTTCAGGAGTAGTATAGATTTTTATATACCGTGTAGAATCTGTTATAAAGCCGTCAATTATAACTGGAGTAGTGTCAGTGACACCAGTCCAATCACCTTGTATCTTTGCAACAGCTATTTCATCTAAGGCAACAAGGTCTCTTTGTTCCCCCGCTTCCCAAGCAGACAGGGATGTGTAATTACATCCCTGGCCTGACGGGCAAATGGTTTTTACAACCTCGGTGGCAGCATATGATGAGCTAAGAGCAAAAAGTAAAGTGCTGAGAGTTAAGAGCCAGGAGCTCAAAGCGATAAATTTCAATGAATCTCTATTAAGTCTCATTTGTGTCTCAATGAGTCTCTATAAGTCTCATATCTTATTGAAACGTTATCTTCAGACTAAGTGTCCATGTTTCGCCGCTTACCTTAATGCCCTTCGATTCAACTTTACGATTGAGATTCTTTCCAGTATCAAGGCTCGTGTTTGAGACTGTATATTCATTCCATGCAAAGTTTGCGTCAGTACTACCATAGGTTGAACGCCATTCCACCGTCTGGTTGACTTTCTGCGGATAAGTCGCATCCATAGCTTTGTAAAGTTTATTTGTACCAAGAAGCCCTGTGTCTGTCGCTTGTGCGGCGGTAGTTGAATCACCAACGCCGAGATATGCGTTAGTTGCATCCCATTTTATTGGCGTTCCTATCCCGCAGATAATGTCGATTAATTCTTGTAAGCCTTCATTCAAACCGAGGTTGTATTCAAATATTTCGATTGAATAAGGGTTAAATAAATGAAGTGGAGCTCCTGCCCAAAGTGCCTCTGCTATTTCGCCAGTAGTGTCATGGAATTTAGCAATCTGCCATTGTGCTTTTAACTTGATTCCATCATCTACCGCATAGCTGATATTTGAGACAAAAAATATCAGCATGAATACAGCTAAAATTGTTGCTATACGTTTTTTCATAGTTTTATCCTCCTTCAGTTTTTAAATGTTTTAAGTTTCTACATACGGTTTCTCTTTCTAAACCTATCAATTCAGCTAACTCGTGCTGTTTTAAATGCCTTAGCTCTGGATAATAATCCAGAATAAATGCTATTCTTTCTTTTGCTTTTGATAGCCTCATTGCCCAGATAAAGTTCATCGCCTTTTTGTATGTATCTATTTCAAAGCATACTCTTTTTTGATTCTTTCTACTGTTTCCTGCCATATTTCAAGCCTCAATTCTTCATCTGTTATTTCTTCCCCTTTTGAATGTTTTGCAAGAATGCCTAACGCTTCAATTATTGTTATTATCAACAAATCTATAGTTTGAGGTGAAAGACGACCCATTATTGACCTCCTCGATAAAATTCTCTACGTGCTTGTAGTAATAAGTTTTTCAGAGTTTGAAGATGCATATTTATATTCTCTTTTTCAAGATACATGTCTCTGGCAAGGTCATAAACAGATTGAAATTTATAATCAATTGCCCTGAATTTTTCTAATTGAACATCAGTTATTCTGCCTTCCAGATTTTCAATGATGACATATTCTCTAATCGCTAACCACTCGGATTTTATAGCATACAAACTTGACCTCATAGGGTCTTTAGTTTGAATCATTGCACAGCTTGAGAGAATAATTATTGTTAGTAAAATAAGTGGAATCAATATGAATCTACTGCGTTTAATCATAACTTATGCCCCTTTCCTTTCACTGTGGCGGCGCAGGCGCAAGCCTGTCTATCCTTACACATACTATCTCGCTTGGTATTGATTCATTGCCCGATTCATCCAGAGCAGTTGCATAAAAGCTAATTATTTTTTCCTGCCCCTTACCAATCGGAACAGTTATAACTGTCGACCTCTCTGCCCCGCCTGTATGTGATGATGCATCAACTTCTTTTTCTACTTGCATAGTGCCTGAGCAGTCGTGATAGATTCTGATCTTCGCAAGGTCTGTCAATGGCGAACCATCTTCATTTGTAGTCGGCTCTGTCCATGTAAGTGTGACTTCAACGCCTGTGGCGGTTGCTGTAATTGCTGAGGCTCTTAGCGGTGCTATAAAGCTAAGGGCTAAGAGCAAAGAGCTAAGAGCAAAAATGATGATTAATTTTGAAGCGCCATGCTTTACAATGCTTCTGCCTAAGATGTACGAGATAATTGTTGCCGTAATTGTGATAATCGCCTCGGTAGGTAATTCAAGACCAAGATGTTCGTTTAAAACTGGAAGTATAGCAGCAAGCAGCGATAACCAGAATTCAGTTGTTTTCAGGCCTGATTTTATTTTGTCCATGTTTTACCTCCTTCTTGTTATTTGAAATAACATTTATAACTCATCTCTGTATTTGCCTGTCTTCATCTGGGCTGCAAGCTCAATCGCGCGATTGCCAACCTGCTTTGCCCATTTGCTATTAAGCATCTCTTTAGCAGCTTTATCAAAGTCGCCTTCTTCAACTGCTTTTAAAAACCTTTTAAACATTGCTAATCTCGTCATCCCCAAATTGAAACACATGTTTATGAGAATATCCTTTCTTGCATTATCTAATGTAAGCCAAAAAGGTAAATAAAATTCAAGGTCAGCAGTACATTCTCTAATATCATTCATTAAAAGATATTCAGCCTCTTCTTTCGTAATTCCTCTATCCTCAATATTTCTTCCATATCCGATTGTCAGCCTGTCTGAAAGGCACTTGTATGCCTTGCTTTTGAAACCCTCATGCCTTTTTAATTGTTCAACCAATTTTCCCATCTGTGATGTGATATTAATTTCCATTCTGACCCGTTTAATTTCTTTTAATTTTTCATCATTTTAAAAATTAACCCTAACATAGCCACCTGTCCCTCTGGAGTGCTTTTTTTGCATTTGGTGAAGCCGTTTTTGTCAAAAAATGCACTTTTTGATGCCTTTTTGCTCCATTTTTTGCCCTTAAAAAAGTTTTTAAAACCCGTTTAAACTGGCTCTGCAAGCCAGTTTACATTTTTTCCAAAACGTTCTTTGAAAACACCCTGTCGTTAAGTGTTTTATTAGTTTTATACTCGCCTGGCTCTGGAGTTGTGCCTTCGGCAGTGCCGAGGCTGACCGTGCCGCGTTGAATCATCTCCAGTATCTTGAGCGCGTTCTTATATCTATTCATCATCCCTTCAGGCATCTCAAGTTCAAATCTGCGTGAGTAAAGCCAAAAGATTGAAAAATCGATAGATAGCTTCTTAACCAGCCCGGGTACAGGATCGAGGGGAAGGGTGTATCTTCCCCTCAAGTATCCGCCTATAAGTTGATCGGCATAATCAATCGCATCGTTGACACGAGTTTCGTTGATAATGCCGAGATTCTCATCGTCTGTAAGCTGGATGAGGTTCTGCTCGGGTATATGCGACTTGATGTCTTCGAGCGTGCAATAGGGCATTTAATCACCTATGTCAGCAGCGTATCATACCAGAGAAAACCGAGATCCGCACCGGTGATGAGGATATCAGTCTCTTCTGCAACCTCATAGACATCTTGATGTCTTGAGGCTTCTCTCCAGGTTGTTACCCTTCTTGGTGCGCCGTTTTCATATGCAACGCGCGCCTGATACCCTGCGCTGGGTGTTTTGAGACCTGGACTTTTTGGACGATAGAAGAGAAATGCAGAGCCTTTGCCTGCGTTCTTTTCCCAGACGTTAATGGCAGTGAACTCAGTGCCCTCTTTTGTCTCTTTTGCTGTGCTGTAGATTGCCTCGCCAATGAGCACTTCATCAAACTCAAGTAGAGCTGCAAGCAATTCTTTTGTGAGAACTCCGCGCTCAGTATACTTAATCTTGTCGAGTACTGTGCTTTCTTCTTTGAGAGAATTGTATGTGCCGAAATCCATTATTAATATATTCGGCTTTAACCCAGTGTTGCTTCTGATTGTCTCTACACGTGTTCTTACATCTGCAAGAAAAGTGTTGCCAGTTCCTGCTTTCCATAAGCCTTCTGCATCTTCGCCTGCAACTCCTGACCATGTGCCTGTTATAATGAGATTTGCGACTCGTCTTTCTTTCTTCAGATCGACCTTGTCGGTTGCAAACTCTATTGCGTCCTGGTCAGGTTTTAGGGGTGGCGCGCCTTGCGCACCGGCAAATTTTCTGTCTTCGTCAGTAACCTCTTTTGCAAACGCATATTCCTTTGTTGCTATGCTTAGATAATCAACAGGATATCCGCCTCTGGCTGCCTCTGCCCCGGGGCCCCTGATAGCGGCTTCATCTCGAAACCATGCACCTTTGAGGTAGCGGGCTATCTTTGCTTTTGGAGAAATCTTATCGATGATAGGGAAAACCCTGTCAGCGATATAGCTCAGATTGCGGTATGCTATGCTGACGTCTGCCAGCGGTCCCGCAACTATTAACTCTTTTACATCTGGCTGTGGCATTTATTTATCCCTCCTTTTAGCTTGTTGCTAATAATCCATGAGTTTCTAATGCAACAAATATTGCGTTAATTGCAGTCCTCGCCTCTGCATCCACAGTGGTTCCACCTGTTGGGTCTGCAATATGTGATTGCTGCACTGTAGGAAACGTTAGTTGTGCAAGCAGAACAACTCCGAGCTCATCCTCTGCCCCGCCTGCAAGCAATACACCAACAGGGTACTGCTTGGCTGCGATAGCCTTCGCCTTGCCCGCATCTGTAGCGCTGACATATTCTATGCCGATAATTGCGCCGGTTGAGAGTGTTGCACCGAGCTGAATCTTTGAAATTCCACCGCAGCCGATGGGCCTGATCACTGCTGCCTTGCCCTTTGCATCGGGTGCGTTCTGTAAGATTCCAAGCGGGATATCAGTAGTTGCATCCGGTCTGCGGACCTTCCCTGTTGTCGCATCTAAAACAACGATGCGGTACTGATCATTTGAAAGATCCTCGTCCGCTTCAAGACTTATGTCTATAACTTTGTTTTCCCAAGCCATCTTCTCCCTCCTTTTATTCTCTGATCTCAGCAGCGTATTCGGCTGCGAGCTCTGGATTTTCTTTTTGAACCTCGGTAAATGCCATGTTGTATGTGAGGTCTTTGTTTGCTTTCATCTTCTCATTGATTTCTGCTGTGAGACGTTCTACCGCTGTTCCGCCTTTATCCCCTGCCTTCTTCTTTGTTGCCACTTCCGAGAAATCAACCGATTTTGGAAGGGTTTTTAAGAAGTCTTTAAACGCCTTTACAGGGGCCTTCTTCACCTTCTTTTCCGTGCCCTTGTCATCGACCTCTACGAACTCATATGTCTCGACCCCGGAGAAGATCTCCATGAAGTCGAGAATCGCGGATTTCATTGCAGGCGTAATCTTTTCCTTCATCTCGTCGCTGTCGCAGAATGCTGCAAACTCTGTTCTCTGATTCTTTGCTTTTTCATCGGCAAGCTCTTTTTTGAGCTTTGCGATCTCCGCATCCTTCGCCTTGTCCTTCTCGGAAAAGTCAGCGATCTCCTTTTCTCTTTCTTTGAGCTTTGCTTCAAGCTCTTGGATTTTTTCCATATCTCCCTCCTTGTTTAAAAAATTATTAATGCCTTCATGCGTAGAAGGTAATGAATTTTCTTTGTTAAGTATGTCTTTAACTTTTTGAGCAATACGCTCGATAAATGATGTTCTTTGTTCATCATCTTTTATTTTTAAGTCTTCAAGCTCATAATTTATTGCTATTTGTTCATTGTTGAAAGCTACATCGGGGAGTCCCTTGACTGCAGGAGGCATTGCACCTAAAAAGCCGATATGCCGCAACGTCATGTCAGGATAAAGTGAAATCGAGCGTTTTTTGAAAAGACCTTGTTTGAGCATTTCAACAAAGTTAGGGATAAGGTCTTTAAGTTTTGCATATAAGACACTCCCCTTACGCTCAAGTGCTTCTATCCAGCCCCATGCCGGGGCGTTGTCTTTCGGATGACCAATCACAACGGGCGCCTCGTGTTCTGCGGGATTGTATTTCGAAACAATTGCGTCAAGGTCTTCCTCTGTCCATGTCTTTGTATTTCCATTTGAATCAGTATGAGTGCCTGTGCGGAAGACAGGTATTAATTCTGAATGTTCACTTTTCTTCATCACCCATTCTCCTTTTTCGTTTTTCTCATATTTTTCCTTTACCGCTGCCCATGCCACAGCATTACATTTCTCTTCATCGCCTTCATCTTGTTCGAATGCAGAATTATAGGCAGCAATCCATATTTCTTTTACATGCTTGGGGAGAGATTTGATTCTCTCAGGCGCATTGTCAATCGTATATGGCATCTTGATATTCAGATTACAGAATATAAAAAAATATTTCTCCTGCATTATTCAGTAATACTTTTACTGCATCATTCAGTAGTATTTAAAACGCTCCTGTGATAGCTTATTTTTATTGAGATGAGCTATCAAATTAAAAAAATATTAAGGGGAAGGTTGGTAGTTTGTAATGCTTGAAGTTAATTTCTTACTTGAATTGCTCAAGAGTGTAGGATTCCCCGCGATAATCTTCATCGTATGGTACATTTATCACAAAGCACAGGTTGAATTTTTCATGAATATATTAAAAGAGCAGGCAGAAAGAGAAGAAAGGAATTTCAAATTATTAAACGATATGGTTGAAACAATCCAATATCATACAGCAATACTTTCAAGAGTTGAACAAAAAATAGATAGTAATGATTTTTGTCCAATCATAAAGGAGCAAAGAAAATGAATATCGAAAAAATGCAACTGAAAGGCCAACTGGCAGAGGCAAAAAAGAAATATTCTGATTATGATCTTGAGGCAGCAGGAATTATCACCCTGATCAGGTCTTTTCTTAATCCGTGGGAAACAGACATAACACGTCTGGAAATAGAGAAGGTTTATCAGTCCACCAGAAGACTTCATTTCTTATATTTCGAGATGAAAGCGCTTAAAAAAAGAATCTACGACATGGAGGAAGCGCTTGGCTAAAAAGCAGCTCTACTTCAATGAAGCAGAACGTTTGTATGTTGTCGAGCAGTGTACAATAGCAGAAATTGCATCCCGCCTGAGACTCGGAGAAAAAACAGTTCGCATCTGGAAGGACGACGGCGATTGGGAAAACAAGCGGCTTCAATATCTGAAATCGAAATCGGCATTTCACGAAGAGCTGTACGAGTTTGCACGTAAGCTGATGTGTTCTATAAAAGAAGATATGGAAGGGGGCGAAAGGATTGATCCTGGAAGGATGTATGCATTCACGAGGCTACTGCCAATGATTATAAAAGTTAAGGATTACGAGGAAGTTCTGAAGTCACAAGAGCATAAGGAGCAAAAGGGCATTACAGAAGATGTACTAAAGATTATCGAAAAAGAAGTGCTCGGAATGTGATGAGCGATGAGCGATGCGCAGAAGGCAAATAAATATTTCCTGCCATATCAGATTGGCTGGCTTAAGGATGAAAGCCCCATCAAGGTCTGGGAAAAATCCCGCCGCATCGGTGCAACCTATGTACAATCTTACGAAGATGTAAGAGACTGCGCTTCAAAAAAAGTCCCCGACGTCTGGTTTTCTTCGGCAGACGAATCTGCAGCGAGAGAATATATTGAATACGCAGAGAGATGGACACGTCTTTTTCATATAGCTGCAAAGCCACTTGGACAGGTTGTCTTAGATTCTGAAAGAAATATCAAAACGTTTGTCATTGAATTTGCAAATACAACAAAGATTCATGCGCTTTCATCGAATCCAAAAGCATTCAGGTCTAAGGGTGGTAAGGTCGTTCTTGATGAGTTCGCATGGCACGAAGACCAGGAGAAGATGTGGTCGGCAGCAAGGCCGGTCATTACCTGGGGGTTCCCTTTAAGGATTCTCTCGACACATAATGGAAAAAGCTGTAGATTTTTCAGATTCATCGATGCAATTAAAAAAGGCAAGCTTAACTGGTCGCTGCATACGATAACGATTCAAAAGGCAGTTGAAGAAGGTCTTGTCGATAAAATACTGGGGCGCAAAGCTACAGAAAAAGAGAAAGAAGAGTGGCTCAAGGAACAGCATGATAGCTGTTTTGATGAAAACACATGGCTTCAGGAATATTGCTGTGTGCCTGTTGATGAGGCATCTGCTTTTCTTACATATGAATTAATCACACGGTGTGAGCGCGATGATATTTTACTGCCGCTTAATGAAACCACTGGCGATTTATATGTCGGCATGGACATTGCACGGAAAAAACATCTGTCCGTAATCTGGGGCATTGAGCGTGTAGGACATATTTTATTCACCAGAATCTATAAGGTTTTAGAAAAAATGCCCTTCCGCCTTCAGCGTGAAGCCCTCTTTGAAATACTGTCGCACAGGACATTCAGAAGAGCATGTATTGATTCGACAGGCATCGGCATGCAGCTGGCGGAAGAAGCTCAAGAAACATTTGGTAGGTACCGCGTTGAGCCGGTCAACTTTACAGCTACAGTAAAAGAAGACCTTGCATCAACAATGCTTCCGTATTTTGAAGACGTGGCTGTTTATATACCGGAAGATTTTACTGTTCGTGAAGATCTGCATTCAGTTAAAAAGATTGTAACAGCATCGGGTAATGTACGGTTTGACGTAGGCAAGACAGATGAAGGTTCGCATGCAGATAGATTCTGGTCGCTTGCACTTGCGATCCATGCGGCAGCGGATAAATCCTCAGGGCCGATTGCTGTGACATCGAGAAAACAGAGAGAAACAATCGAAATGCTGAGGGGATATGAATAAGAAAATGCATTACTGCCCGTTAACAAGGGAACTCTGTAAACATGTGCTGGTTAAGGATAGAACCCCATATGCATGTGTATATGACGGAATTCTGCGGATTTTTAAAGATATAAAGAAATGTCCTGAGAATACCGTAAGCCGTGACCGTAATCCGTCATCCGACACGGACAACGGACACGGACGCGAAAGGAGTAATTATGGCGAAAGGTCTGTGGATAGATAAGAATACGTTTGTAAGTTTTGCTGATAAAAAAATATCGCTCTCTGAGGAGCTCGCAACACGAAAACGTTCGATAGATTTCTATGGCCTCGGCATGTATCTCCCGAATCCCGATCCTGTGCTGAAGAAGCAAGGCAAGGACATCACGATATATCATGAGCTTCTTTCTGATTCGCACATCGGTGCATGCGAGACATCGAGAAAAACCGGCGTACAATCGCTCGAGTGGGAGATTGACAGAGGTAAGGCAAAATCCCGCCAGGCTAACGAGATCAAAAAGATATTCGATGACCTTGATATTGACGGTATTGTCTCCGAGATGCTGAATGCACCGCTTTATGGCTATCAGGTGCTGGAGGTTTTATGGAAGAAAGGCAATAAATTTCTGTATCCCGAAAAGGTTGTAGGCAAGCCGCAGGAATGGTTTGTGTTCTCCGAGGAAAATGAGCTTTTGTTTAGGACAAAAGATAACTGGAACGGTGAATCTCTACCTGAGCGGAAATTCCTTCTTGCAAGGCATAAAGCAAATTATAAAAACCCATATGGATTCCCGGAGCTTTCGCGATGCTTCTGGCCTGTGACGTTCAAACGCGGAGGGTTAAAGTTCTGGGTGATGTTCACCGAAAAATATGGAATGCCGTTTCTTATCGGCAAACACCCAAGAGGTACACCGCCTGAAGAAAACGATAAACTCGCGGATATGCTCGAAAGAATGGTGCAGGATGCAATAGCAGTAATTCCTGATGATAGCTCAGTAGAGATCAAGGAAGCAGGCGGAAAATCAGCATCTGCGGATATTTATGAAAAGCTTCTTCATTTCTGCAATGCAGAGATCTCAAAAGCGCTCCTCGGGCAGACGCTCACAACAGAAATAGGAGAGACAGGAGGCGCGTACGCTGCATCACAGACTCATATGGAGGTGCGAAAAGACATTATAGGTTCTGACAAAAAAATGTGCGTGAAGGTTTTCAATAAACTTATCTCCTGGATATTTGAACTTAACTTCTCATCAGGCGAGATGCCAAAATTCGGGATGTGGGAAGAAGAGGACGTTGACAAAACACTCGCAGAGAGGGATGAGACGCTAACAAAAGCCGGGGTGAAGTTTACGAAAAAATACTGGCAGAAAAGCTATGGCTTTGATGATGAGGATTTTGACGTAGGAGCGATTCGTGAATCGACCGCACCTGCAAAGGAATTTGCGGAGAAAGATACAAAACCCGCTTTGGATGTGATGATAGATCGTCTAAATAAAGAAGCAAATTTTGATGAAATATGGAAGCCGGTTGAAAAACTCATCAATGAAGCCTCCTCGCTTGAGGAACTGAGAGACAAGCTTATAGATATGTATTCCGAGATGGATGTTACTGAATTGGGAAATCTGCTACAGCGTGCTTTTACAGCAGCGGATCTCTCCGGCCGCTTTGAGGTAATGAAATGAAAGACGGATACGAAAAACTACCCTTCGACGAGGCGATTGAATACTTCAAGAAAAAAATTAATCTGCCTACCAGGAGATGGACCGACATCTGGGAGGGTATGCACTCAAGGGCTTTTGTTGTTGCTGGTGCGATGAAGACCGAACTTCTTTCTGAATTGAGATCAGCAATTGATAAGGCAATAGAGAAGGGCACGAGCATTCAGGAGTTCAGAAACGATTTTGACGATATCGTAAAAAGGCACGGCTGGAGCTACCGTGGAGAATACGGCTGGAGGACGGGCGTAATCTTCAACACAAATATGACCGTTGCGTATGCAGCCGGAAGATATAAACAGATGACGGATCCGGATATTCTGGAAGCTTTTCCATACTGGAGATACATGACAATGGACGATTCACGCGTGAGGCCCCTTCACATGCAGTGGCATAATACGGTGCTTCCGGCAAACCATGAATGGTGGAAAACACATTACCCTCCGAACGGCTGGGGTTGCCGCTGCGAGGTGGAGACTCTTACTCCCGCAGAGCTTGAGGACCTCAAGGAGTCAGAAGTAATCAACACCAGTGCGCCGCGGGATGGAACGTATCAGTGGGTGAATAAACATACCGGCGAAGTGCTGGAGATACCCGAGGGCATCGACCCTGGCTGGGCTTATAATCCCGGAGAGACGGCTTGGGGGAGAGAATGGGCGATTTCTGAAATTGAAAAGATGCAGGCCGGGACATGGGTTGATGCGGATCCGTGGAAATATACTGCCTATAATCGACCAGAGGAAGTATCGGTTGATGTGCCAAAGGCATCTCTGGGAAAGATTGCAAAAACAGAAAAAGAATTGAGAGATATGCTGAAAAAGGCAATTGGTGGGGATGAAGCTTATTTTGTAAATCCGGCAGGAGAAAAGATTCTTGTCAATCAGGCTATCGTTGACCATATGCTGAAAGATAAAAAGAGATGGGATGGCAGAGAAGCATATTTCCCGTTCATACCAGAGCTGATTGAAAAGCCCTACGAGGTGTGGGTCGGCTTTGCAAAGAACGAGATGACAGGGCAATATGGAATTCGGGAAAAGTATATAAAAGCTATTCAGTTAGAGAAACAAAGAGCAATTGTTTTTGTAGCAGAGACGTCAGCCGGCAAGTGGACGGGCATTACTTTCTTCAGAGGAGATGTTAAGAAAGTAAATGCTATCAGGCAGGGAAGACTTCTATGGGGAAGATAGTGGACTATAGCCTTCCACACAAAGCTACGACCGCTACGGCAGTGGTCAGCGGGGTGTGGCCCTGCACTGCCCAGTTAAAAACAATATAAATCATTCGGGTGGATTTGTCAATATGGCAAAGCAACATAACCATAAGCTAATATGTCATTCCGAACTTGTTTTGGAATCTCTTGAGATGCTGAAATAAATTCAGCATGACAGTTATAGTGGGGTTAGATGTCACCCTGAACTTGTTTCAGGGTCTCATAAATGCTGCTCTATAGAATTGATTACGGATATGGCCTCAATAACTATAAAAGTTGACGACTCGCAGGTGAGGGAGTTGCTTGCAAAGATTCAATCGAAGACAAAAAATCTTACACCTGCAATGAAGATTATCGGCGAAATAATTCTGAAATCCGTAAAGGAAAATTTCCGTCAGGGAGGCCGACCCGAACGGTGGAAGCCGCTTGCAAAATCAACTTTAAGAGACATTAAAAAGCGAGATAAAAAAATTTTAATCAAAGATAAAAGGCTTATGAATTCCCTGACTTATCGTGCTTCTTCAAGAAATGTTGTAATAGGAACAAATGTTGACTATGCTGCAATTCACCATTTTGGAGGGAGGACATCTCCACACATTATAAAGCCGCGCAGGAAAAAGGCTCTGTTTTGGCCGGGAGCAAAATGCCCGGTGAAATTAGTAAAACACCCCGGCTCGGATATCCCCGCACGGCCATTTTTGATGGTACAAGATGAAGATTGGAAGAATATCAGACGAACCCTTGCGGATTATTTGTTGAGACGGTAGGAGAGTTATGGCAGTTTCTCTTGTCTGTCATCTTTCTGGTCGGTCTGAGCCATGACATCATACACAAACCGCTCGCTGACTCCAAGTTTTGCAGCGAGCGACTTAATATTATTACCATCATAATACTTGCGGATATAACGTTTTTTGGCTTCTATCAGTGGTTTTGTTGAGATGAAAAGATTCATCGACGAAAGGTTCACCCACAAACTCACCAGCACGTCCAACCCGCAGTAAATCTTAATAAGTGCCGTATCATTTGTGAGTAGATCATCAATTTCTATTTCTCTAATCCAATCCATTTTGCTCCCGCATTAGCGGCCTCCCGCAGACAAAACAATAATTAATGTTTAATCTTATTATACCAATTGCTGGATAGCTAAACCACAGCATCTTCTTAACGTGCTTACAGCAAAGATTCTCGCCCTGCGGTGAATCCTGAGCCTGTCGAATGACCCGCCTGTCGCTCCTCGTAAAGTCATGCAGTGCAATCAACTGCACAGGGTTGATGGGAATAAGGAGTTGTTTCATTTATAATTTCCTCTGGATTCCGCACTTGATGCGGAATCCAGAATGCATTGTCCAAAGATTTCCTCTAAGGAAATCTTTTTTGAGGCGGGGGAAATCCCCGCCTCCCTTGCATCGCTCCGCCTTGCCAAGGAAAACATTGCCCCGCCGTGCGCTGCAGAGCCCCGCCATGCGTTGCATCGCCTTGCCTGGCATGGAAATGTTATTTTACGATTCTCCATTTGATAACCTGAAACCTTCCAAAGGGCCCTTTTTTCTCAGGTCTGAAGTCTCCAACTCCAATCTTTTTGCCAGCATCATCTATAAGTAAGCGAACGAATTTTTCATTAAACATTTGCTCATCTACTTCCAAATCAAAGGTACATTTCCAATTATCTAATCGTGGCCGATGGCACATAATACGCCCGCCAGTAGGTGGGATTACAACTGAGCGACTATCCACTTCAAAATTAGTTGTGTTAAGAGGTATCACTGCATCGAGTATAAAGATTCCTGCGGGGATCAAACTGGTTTTATTAGTAGTAACCTTGGTCTTACCGTATTTGTGAAATTTGCCTGCTGCAATGATCGCCGCATAGATATTTGGCCCCGGTATATACAGATTATTTTTGTCGTCTACATATGCCTTTTGTTTTGCTTGCTCTCTTGGTGTGCCTTTGTCCCCCATATGAACTATTGATAAGCCATTGCTGACCCTAATTTCTGACTTTTCTGTGAATCTGTTCATTAATAATGGACTTACACCTTGGATTGTGCATTCTATTCGCATTACTTCACCTCCTTGCTTAATGATTTTTTCACCCGATCTGCCCATGTAGTTAAAAAAACTCCGAGACATCGCACATCCTCTGATTGAAACTGAATTTCAAATGCTGAGGATAAAAGGAGAAGTCTTGCTTGAAGTTCGATGCATCGCAGGTGGGATAAAACCAAATCCTTAACAGCCGATTCGGGCTCGGCCTGGCCCTTTGTGTGCTCTTTCATAAAGCACCTCCTAAGATTTTCAGCTTGTCCCGAACAAAAATGCCCAGGACTGCTGACGGCCTTAGGAACCGCTCCCGCCCTTACGGGTAGGGACATCCTGGGCGAATTGCCCAAAAACAGAACCGCTCCCATCAAGGCGGGGAGCAAGCCCCTAAGAAAATCAGCATTTAAAGTATAAGTCGAAATCTCAGGGGCTGTCAAGTATATTTGTTTGACCAAATATTTCCTCATATGCTTCCTTATCCATCGCTCTAATCCTTTTTGCAAGAGATCTGATTCTATTGATATATTGCTTCACTCCCGCCTTATATTCCTTAGAATCCTGCGGGTAATAAAATCCTGGATTTTTCCCTGTCGATGAACAAATCAAATAACCATGGTGTTCTACTAAATGTTTCACGGTTGCCCTGAGCCTCACCTGTGACACGCCGACCATTGACGCAAGCCACTTCACAGAGTTTGCGTTTTCTCTCCCTCTGCGAAGAAGCGAAAGTATCCTCTGCTCCTCATGAGTGAGGTCCCTCCCAAAGGGGGATTTTTCAAAATCAATTTGAAATTGCATCTTTGATCTTCTCGATCGCAGGCTCGATGCGCAACTTGTCTTCCGTCTTTTTCGACGCTCCAATTTTAGCAAGCGTCTGCTCATCGAGATTGAGCATTAATTCCTTGTCTGGCTCTTTTGTTATTCTCAGATATTGATGCAATCCAAGCGCTTCCATCGCGGCCACACAAGCCTTTTTAGCACGTATAACAATTTTGGTTGTCACTTTGTATGCTATAACTCCGAACGTCAACTCTTTAGAACGCTTCTTTGTAAAATCATGCTTATACTCTTCGCAGAATTGAGTGATCTGCAACTCAAGTGCTGATCTTTCAAACCTTAACTCTTTAGCTTTTGTTTCAGCTTGTTCGCGTATTTCATTGATCTTCAATGTCATGTCGCCCTGGATCTTCTCAATTGCAATATCTATTTCGCCCATGCGTCTCAGTGCTGCATCTACCTGATCCCAGTTATTAATTTTTTCTACTGTTGTTTTAACCTTTGTTGCCATGTCTCCTCCTTAGTTTCTGGATTCTCCGACTCGATCGGAGAATGATAAAAATAGTGGCGTTCAATATCTTCGTCTGCCTTTTTTGCAATGATACATAGTGCCATTATTAAAATACCTATAAAGCAGCCTATGAAAAGCCCTATCCCTAAGCCAATGTAAAACATTATTCCACCTCACTGAGCCAAGGGTCTGACCATATGACGTCGATTAGTTGTTTTTTGCACCAATACCCGTCTTCTTTTACTGTATAACATCGAGGAACATTACTGACACAAAGCCATAATTCAAAGTCTTTATTACATTGAGCTTCTATAAGCATTTCGCTGAAAATCCACTCAGGCATTATGCCTGAAAGGGAAGGTCTTGCAAACTGCAAAAATTCTTTTATCCATTCGCCATCTCGATAGACATAAACGACATAAGGTGTAGCTGTGGTTTTGAATAGATACAGGTTGACTTCCTGGCCTGTAAACTCCCTACCAATGACCGTTAGAACTGTTATATAAGGTTCGCCGAGTTCACAAGTGAAAGTATCCTCACTGCTATATCCTATGTAGACCTCTGCATTTGCTACTCCCCTTTCACGGTTTTCTTGTTTTCCCCAAAATCGCCCTATCTGCAAAAGCAGATATACGATAGTGAAAAAAACGATTATTTTTGTTAAAATTTTCATATCAGTATCCTTTCCAGACAGCTTCTGCCCCCGCAGGGCTACCCACTTTATTATTAAGAGTCGGAATCCATCTACATAGCCTTGTAATTGAATAGCTTCCACATGATGGACAATAATCTACAACTATTCTTTGATCCAGAAATGTAACAGTCTCGGGCTGGAAGCATTCGTCACAGTTCAGACATATCATTACATCTCTTAATTTCATGCCAATCTCCTTCTCTTTGCTTTCATGCTGCCTCCTTAAAGTACGGGCACTTTGCATTTACGCATCGTGCCGGTTTTCTGCCCTGCTCGACAACGCAAACATCAATGCTGATCTGCTGCTGCCGGGCATGACACCAGCGATAACCATTGTTTCTTATGTCCTCACTTTTTATGATTTGCTGCTGCATCTTCCATTTCCTTGTCTTCTTTCTTGAGTATCTATTCCCCATATTTCCTCCGTATTTCTGTGAGAATCTATATTCTTAGCACTTTTAGCCTTCATGCTCTGAATCGCCTTGATGATTTTTCTTGTGTGACTACTATCCAGATCCCGCATGTTTGAAAAGCCCACAATACGACGTAAAAAGGCTTTTAACGTCCATTTACGCTCAATCTCGCTCCCTGCATAAGAGACCTCACGCCACATAGCTTCGATCATTCTTAGCTGCTTAGGCGAGCCCATGCCCCTGCGCCCCTTGACGTCTTCATACCTGAGCTTTCCGCGTTTTGAATAGTCACTCCATACACCTGCGGCAATCGCCTTTGCTTCAAGTTTTTTGATGAGGTTCTGCGCTTCGCTGTATGTGAGATCCTTTGATGTTGAAACCCAGTAATCGCTGAGCAACAGGCGATATTCATCGTCAGGCATCTTTAATCGGGACTGTAATGTTTTAATACATCGTATCTGCTTTCTCGAAATCTTTACTTCTTCCGTTTTGACATTGATTGATTGCATTACTTCACCTCCTTACTTAAAGACTTTCTAACCCTATCCGCCCATGTTGTTAAAAAAATACCGAAACAGCGTACATCCTCTGCTTGAAACTGAATTTCAAATGCCGAAGATAAAAGGAGAAATCGTGCCGGGGCTGTCAAGATTTTTTTCTGATTGCACACCGTAAACACTCCTTATATAATTTCAAGGTCAATGGATTCCCGGCCTTCATGCCGATTACCTTTGCTTTTCGAAAGTTTTCTGCGCATTCGATAGGCGTTATAAGCCCCTTTACGGGACATTCAATATTCCCGCCAGTTCCGTAAATCTTTTGCACCCTCCCCTCCACCTTTGTAGTCGATGCTTGATATTTCCCCTGGCAGACTAAATCGACTGTAGACCGTGAGACACCAAGCTCTTTGGCAACCTGCCGGGGGCCTCGTTGTTCGACCTGTCTTTTTAATATTTCAATCCACATGTCCGCCCTCCTGGTTTTTTTCGTCATTGCGAGGAGCGGAGCGACGTGGCAATCCTGATTGATGAGATTGCTTCGCTTCGCTCGCAATGACAGCGGCCTCATCGTCAATATTAGGATCATACAAACACCTGCATGGTAGGGGTGGACGCGGTCCTGTGTTGCGGACTAACCGCCACACGACCTTTTTTCGCCCGTTTGCTTCCGTTCTTTTACCGGCCTGTCGTATATAGCCTGCCTGATAAAGTGATTTTAAATAGTTCGATACTGTGCTATAAGGAAGCTCGGTCAGGATTGCGACATCATCGAAGTTGAATTCGGGAAGTCCTCTTATTATTTTCCAGACCTTTTCGCTGATGCCCTTCGGATCCGGCTGAAGGTGTACTGTCATTTCTTCACTCCGTTCAGGTGTGTTGCTGTAATCTCTTTCAGTGAGTTTGCCCGTGCGATTGCTTCACATTTATATAGCCAGACGACTACCCGGCGAAAGCGGTTGGCCTGGTTGTGAATGTATGAAACTGCATCATCAGAAACCTTAACCTCGCACATCTGCTCTGCGATTGCCTTTACATCGATAAGTGTTAATGGCGTAAATTTCAGAATCTCTGAAAATCTATCGTATAGATGCTTGAAGCGTGCGAGTTTTTTATCTGCCATGTCCATACCGATCAGGACGACCGGCGTTCCTGTCGTGTCGTGTAGATCTCGCAATGTTTCTATTACCCTTGCATCGTGTGCAAGGTAATCAGCCTCGTCTACAAATAATACACGAGGCCGTTCTAACAATTGTTCGACTGCCTGTCTAAAGAGAGTGCTTGTTCTGCCTGTCGGGTCCTCGCCGAGTTCGGCAACGATTTCTTCAAGTAACCAGCGGCCGGTCATCAACTTCTTTGTGCGCACGAACACACCGTCGTTTGCCGCCTGCCACCAGAGGCATGTGCGCGTCTTGCCGAGGCCAGGCTCGCCGAAGATTAACGCCATGCCAGGAAGTTCCACGGGGCGGTTCTGAAGACGCGTCATTGCGGCCACAAAATTATTGACGTTTGACGTCTTTGCAAAAACTTTTCTCATTCACCCTCCTTTCTGCTGATTCTCAAAATACGTATAAAGCATCTTGAAATCGGGCGTAGTTATAAACCAATTGCACCATGCCCGGTCTTCATCTGTGAACATTCCGAACTTGAGATGCCACTCATATCGTTCAGTAGCTGTCTGAAAGATCGGCCTTGTCAATGGTTCGAGGTGAGAGACGGTAGAATCCTCAGATTGCTTCGCTTCGCTCGCAATGACGTCATTGCGAGGAGCGATAGCGACGTGGCAATCTCCAACACATTCCTCCGGTATCCGCTTCTCCACCGGCTGGAGGCTTATGTTTGACTTCTCCAGTTTTTCAATTACCCGCGGCGATACCTCGACGATCTGCTGCCATGGCAAGGCAGTATCAATCGCCTTTTGCTTCTCATCTCCCAACAAACAGAGCGTGTCTTTTGAAATCTGCAGTGTGCGTCTTTCAACACGTTTTTGAAGGGAGATCTGCTGTTTGAATTCCTCCATATCTTTCGGATCACCGAGGTAGTAAGCCGCAGGATGAACCGATGGAACTCGCTTTGCTTCACATAAAAACTCCCCCTTTGGCGTATAGATTTTGACCTTCGAAAGGTCGAAAAGGCTGTATTTCACTATTACCTCCTCTCTGTAGCCGTACAAATTTTCATCATAATAATCGGCGCCAAGAAACCTGACGCCGTTTCTCGTTATTGTTGTTTTCTTTACCGCCATCATCAGGTCGTCAAGCTCTTGAATATTGAGTTTTGAATCTTGAATTTGTTGTTTGCTCTCCTCAAAAACCTCGCCTATTGTCTTACCCTTCACGTGCGGGCATTCCCTGGAGCGAAGGAATTCAAGCCATTTCTCAATCATCTGAATTGTCTCTTCGATTGTTGGGATATATTCCCTGTGCATGGCTTTATGAAACTTTTCGTTCCTCAGCATCCATGCAGGCTTGTCTTCAATAGACGTGCCGGTGAAACTCGGAAGAAGCCTTTCAAACGTATCTGAAAACTCTTTAAACCAGCGTTCAATTATCTTTGAACGGGCGTTGTAGGGCTGCGCGAACATAGGTATGATGCCCAGGCGGGCAAAAAGGCCGTAAATGCCTGCGTCTTCGAGCGACTCTACACCTGTAAAGAATCGCGATCTAAAAGCCTTACCGTTATCCTGGTATGTAATCTTCGGTATCCTACCGAGCCGGATAATCGCATTTCTCAGCGCCGATGCGATGCACTGCGTGTTTTCTTCGACCATGATTTCATAGCCGACTAAGTCGTAGCTCTTCCAGTCCACATATCCCACCAGCACAGGCCGGCAGGGCTTGCCTGTATGTGGGTTGATGACCTGGGAATTAAGCCTGTGGCCATCTGCCACAAGCACGTCGCCGACCTCAAGGGCTGAGACATCCCGCACGATGTACGGCTCGACTTTATCTTTAAGTGCCTTCTGCCCCTCGCGCAGAAGCGTCCAGCGGTCCAGATGCTCTTTTTTGAACTTCTCTGCAAATCGCCGGAAGGTCATCGGGGATTTATCTGTTTGAATGCCCTTGTTTTGCAGTGCGGCAATGGTTAAGCGTATGGCAGTGCCTATTTTTATTTTGTTGGGATATAGAATAAACTTCATGAATGTCGATGCTTCTTCCTGTGTAAGATTCGGATATCCGTCTGTTCTGTAATACCCGGGTACGAGAAGCGTCCAGTCGGATGAGCCGTTGAGCTGCCTTTCCCAATTATAGAGTGTTTGAACTGAAATCTTTTTTATTATTTTTTTGATTTCATCAGAAATAAAACCGGCATTATAAGCATTGACGAACTCTCTATCTGCGTCTGTTACCCTGGTGTATGTTGTCATGCGATAATCTTTCCATTGCTTCAACAGGGAAAGCCTTGCCAGTGCAATCTTTTTTGCCTTACCGGAGACATAGTTGCTATTCATCGAATCCCTCAAGCTTGTAATAACTGCCCTCGTGCTTGGCGTGGTAGCCAGTTTTTTCTTCGATTTTATGGAGCAGTTGAATCAGGGTTTTCTTTATTAATAGGTAGAGGGCATCTACGCGAGCCTGAAGCTCCGGGTTGTCGATAAACCTGTAGTCGTCTATAAGGTAATTCATGTCGTTCTGGATGCCCGAGATGTGCGAGCTAATACTCTCCAGAGACCACCATGCCCAGTTGAGGTCACACGAATTAGGAAGACGGGCATTAAGTTCTTTGATTTCTTTAGACAAATCGGCTATTTTGTTTTCGCTCTTGGCGACCTCCGCCCTGAGTTTTTTTACATGTTCACGCATCTCTTTAACAGACATCGCCTCAATTTCATCTATATCTTTTCCGCCTAAAAGCCCGGTCTGCTCGAATTTCTTAAGCTCCTCTTCAGGAGCTTCTATAAGGGTGTAAACTTTAGATATACTTTTGCCAATTTGGCAAAAGTCGACCGCTGGAAACTGCTCAGACTTGAGGGCGGCATTCATGAAGCGATAAGCAGTTCGAACTGCCATGCCAAGGTCTTCTGAAATTATTTTGCAGAAATTGCCATATCCTTCTTCCTCTTGCACAACCAACAGGCGCTTGCCGGTTTTGATGATCTCCTCGGCGGTACGCCTCATATAAAACCTGATCTCTTTAATATATTCCTCTTTGATATATGGCCATTCCTGCTTAATGCGTGCTATTATTTTCTTTCTCTCTTGGTCATCGTTCTGTTTTTGGGGATTAAGCTCTTCTTTCTTCACTTTCCCCCTCCATACATTTGCAATGAAATTGCCGTAATATTTCATTAAAGATTTGACTTTTGCCAAATTGGCAAAAGTCAATTTTGAGCCTGAACCTTTTCCCACATACAGCACATTTAAAATTTGCTGAAAGTTTCAAGAGAATCATTTTGTCGCTGTCATTAAGGATAAAATCCTTTAATCTTTTAAAAAAACTTTTACATCTAAACTCGACTTTGCTAAGTTCTTTTTCTATGTCTTCCTTTGTCATAAATCCTCCTTAACAGTCGATTTTCTCTAAGTCTTCCTGGATATGACGAACCTCTTTTTCTATCTGGTTGATGCGATCCAGAATCTCATCATTATATATATGTAATTCTCGAATGAGTCTAAGGACAAACCACCTTGCACCGCTGATAGACATAAGTGAATTCCTGATATGATGACCGAGAAATTTTCTGGCTTCAGGACTTAAACTCTGAAGCTCCTCAATCGCTCTTTCCTGCCCCGGATAATCAGCGCCCATGATTCTCTTTATTTGTCATTCCCCGACTTGATCGGGGAATCCAGTTCTTTTAAAAATAAAATCCTTTTTTTCTTCTCTTCTTTCTTCCTGTTAATTTCTTCATCCAGCCTTTGGATCTCAGCCCTCAACGCCTCGGGTCCGGGGAGGGCAAAAAGGCCCGACCTACGGGAAAGCACATCGAAAACCCGGCGGCCGCCGGTGGCAAGGATGAAGGCAGGTAGAAACTGACACGGGAAGCGGTGTTTTTCGTGCGATTCGGCAGACCAATTGTCGAGCATCGATTTCGTGATCTCCTGGCCTGTAAGCTCTGACATCCTGGCTGCTACCTGATAGCGTGAAAGCTCGTGCCCGCTTGAATCTTTTGCATGTTTAAGATCAAAAGAAGTGGCAGCCCTGATTTCGGCGTCCACATCAAGGCTGCCATTAAGGGGGTTGCCCATTTGGCGGGATAGCTCTTCCGCCTTTTTTAAGTATTCAAAAATAGTTGTCTGTTGCGATTCTTTTTTAAGGTTTTTCATTTCTATAAGTTTTTAGATAAATGCCTGGCTTGCCAAGATATATGAGATTTTTTATGAACCGTATTATGCTCCAACGATGTTTACTACCAATAAATATACGTTTTCTTTCTTTGAGTTGTTCTTGTTTAATTCGTTCTAATTCTTTATCTATCAAAGCATCGAGAATTTGTTTACCTTTTTCTCCCCATAGATCATCAAAAGGGACATCTAATGCTTCAGCAATTGCCTTGCGTATATGTGGAGCTTTTTTATAATTGATACTTCGTCTGTCTGTGGTACTAAGGAATTTGCTGAGTACTGTATAACTGATACCGGCTTGTGCTTCGATATCTCGTTGATTAATATGCCGGAGCTTCATTAAATACTTTATTTCTCTGGCTGGTATGACTAAAGAAAAGTTATCGATTGTCATTGAAACTCCTGGCAAAAAATTTTATAATCAAACGAAAATTGATTAAGGAAGGGGCACCGGAGGTATAGTCTCGTGGGGGATTTTTCGCCTCCGATGCCCGGGGAGAAAGCACCATGAAAGGCTGTCCTTTTAATAACTTCGGCCCGTGCAAAAAAGATGAATGCGTGTTTTACTTCACGGAAGGGTATCATGGTTGTATGTTTATCAATCATTATTGTGCCTCGCTCCTTTTATCCGATAATCTGATAAGCCTTATTTCGCTCTTTTTGCGTGAAGGTTTTTTAACGTCTTCTGAATTAACTTCTTCTGAAGCCGAAGCATCTTTAAAAGAGCTTGTAGATTTTGTTCTTCCTCGCCTCCAAGATTTAAGTAAGAGGCTAAAGGATGTTGAGTCATGAATACCTCCTATGCTGCTTTTTGTTTGTTGTTTTTAACCTCTGGCCAGAGATCGCAGACCTCTATGCCGAAGAGACTATCAGCATTCATATTTACCCCTCTTCAGCTTTATCCTGTAGGCTGTAGTAAGGCTACTTTCAAACGCTCTGGCAACTTCTTTAATGCTCATACCGCTATCAATGGCCTGCCAAACTTCACGCCACTTGGGAAGATAATCCCTGCAAATTCTTTTTTTAATTCCTTCTTCATACATGTGTTTAAGATGGCCTGTTTCTCGAAGCCTACGGCGCCAGCGATAAAAAGTAGATGTAGTTATACCAATCTCAGTAGAATGCTTTTTAACGGCATCCGCCTTGTAGCCGTGTGGTATTGTTTCAATTTCCTTAAATGCCTCGATAGCTGTGACCATCTTTTGGTGGGGCGGACGCATGGGCTTAAGCTCACCATTTATATAAGCAAGAACCAGATGTGCTACGGCGATTTTATAAACTATAGCCTTCGGCTGTTTAGATTCCATGACGATAAGTTGAAGTCCGATGGGGTCGTAAGCTTCGATATCATATTCCTTGCCATCAGTTGTTACCAATCTGGTAACAACTGCAAAAGTTTTTATATGTGGATTTTTGGCAACGATTTTAGCTATAGCAACATCAGGTCTCGGCCTCACATATTCCAGCCACTCACCAATAGCACGGCGGGTAAAATAAGGCTTTCTTCCAATCCAACAAGTCTCTTTAAGATTAACGCCATGGAAACTAAAAGAGATAAGCTCGTTCATGCGACTCCCCTGCGGTCATTATTCTTAGGCCAGAATGTCTGTTTAAGTGCTTTCTCAATTGCATCGCGGAGTTTTTTGGACTTGCTCCTTCCTTCTATCACATGGTATATCGCCGTTCTATGCACTCCCTCTCCACGTGCGATAGCAGAGCCGGAGATTCCTTTTTTAAGCATTTCGATTTTTATTTTGGTCGCTAACCTAATCATGATTAATGGCAAATTATCATATAGCGATAAAAATGTCAAGAAAAAAATTATATAGCGATAGACTTAAGCGATTATATAAAGAAACAGGGGATCGCTTTAAGAAAGTGCGTATCTCATTAGGTCTTTCACAACAAGAGTTTGCTCAATCACTTGGGACAACCCAAAGTTGGGTATCGGAAATAGAGACAGGATTTAAACAACCCTCTGATACACTACTTATCGCTATACAATATAGATATAAAGTTAATCGGAAATGGATACTGTTTGGGCAAGGAGAAATGTTTGAGGAGCCTCCTGAATTCTTTAAAGTAAATGAAGGGTTAAACGATATAAGCGAAAAAATCCTTATATTATTAAAGGATATGCCGGAAGAAGCGAGGCGTGAAATCCTGCGAAGTCTTGAAGAAAAAAAACTCCTCCAAGAGCTTATGGAGGAGCGGAGGAAGATGAAAGAAGTGGGCTGATATATAATGTAAAGAGGAGGGGGTATGAGAAAATTGACGATTATATTTTTAGTTTTTTTTTATTTTTGTAGTCGCTATCATTTTGGGGTCTATAAAACCCCATAAAGAACCAATTAATAACAAGGATAGCAGCGAGGTTACAGAAAGAGAATCGTGGCAGGATATAAGGGATAGACACACTAAAAATGATACGGAAACATGTGATAAAGAGGGAGCCAGACAATTACTAAATACAATGAAGCAAAATTACGATTTTCAATTAGATAGCCGCACAAATATCCTCTATGTTGATATGGAGGCAAGATGGCACACTATGGATATAGATACGAAACATAGATTTCTTCGGGCGATTGCTAATCTCGATGCTTGTATTGAAGGGAGAGCCCGACATATCTACATAGAGGCATGGGGCGAGAGGGTAGCCGAAGCAACGCCTATGGGAAGTTTTAAAATATTAAAATATTAAAATAAGGAAATAAGGAAATTTCGTTAAGTGATAACATGATATACTACACCAGTCAAGCTTTAAAAATGCTTATAAAAAAAATTTATAGGTTTTTGGGTTATCTATGTAGTGTAGGTTTTTTCATACAATAAAAATACCAATTTAGGGAATGTCGATTTTAAAAAGCTAAAAAATGCTTATTAAATAAGGACTTAAATTAATTTTAAATAAAGGCGGCCGAATTAAATTTTTCTCAAACCTCTGTTACTTTTTCGGCACTTTTTAGGTATTTTGGGTATTTTTTCTCAAATTAAAATCCCTTTTAAAAAATAAATAAAAACAAATATTTACAAACTTTTCAAGCCATTTTTCCATTTTCCAAATTACCTGTTAACTTACAGCTCGCCTGCTAAAAGCCTGTCTATCGTGGC